ACCAGTTGCAATAGCTGTCTTGACTTCTGTTTCCTGCTGGGCTTTAGCCTCTGCTTCTGCAGTAGCTTTTTCCTCAGCTTCCTTTTGTACAGCTTCTTCAGCTGCTTTTGTCTCGGCTTGCTTCATGGCTATCTTAGCAGCAGTTTCCTCAGCTACTTTTTTAGCAAAAGCTTCCAAGTCAACGGGTTGTTGTGTCTCTTCAGACATCGTTATCTCCTTTTGGACTTGCGCCCCGTCACTATTAGTGAAAGTTTTTTTGAAGTTTTCATACTCCTCCATGGAGTCGAAAGACTTCGCCAATGAAAAAGTAGCTGACTGATTGCAAGGTACAGATACTACTGATACCTCAAATAATTCAGCGTCCTTTATCTTTAATCCGTCGGTTTCCTCGATATAATCAGCGTCCTTGACTCGGAAACCAACAGAAAAGGCCCCAAGAACACCGTCTTTAACTAAATCTACAACATCTTTAGCTGCTTTGCTAATCTTAGCAGTTAGCTCTAGACCATTTTCGGTTGTTTTTAAGCCAGTGGCTCTTCCAATCGGTCTATTGTAGTCATGGTTGAAAAGAATTATGGGGTTCTTTTCAAAATTGTTCAACCCACCTTTAGTCCATGCATCAGTTGAAATTGAATCGCCCGCGCGATCAAAGTCATTTGTACTTGCCATACCACGAATCATAACACTACCATCGTCTTCGGTATGAGACTTAAAAGTTGAGGTGAGATTAAATACTTTTTCCATTTGCCCCCTCTATTTCCGCTTCTGCGGTCTGTGCCTTCTTTAACTCATCTAGCGGATTCGCTAGTTTAGGCTTTTCTTCAGTTAGTCCCCGCATTAGCTCAGGACAAAATGATTGTGTAAATTTTACCATAATTGACCAAGAGCCAAATATTTTTCGAATAGTTGACATCTTAATTAGTTCTGGTCTATTTGAATCTTCACTGAATTCTTTTGGAGTAACAATCCATCCTGCTTCTGCAAAATACATTGACATTGTACTTGCTAAGTTCTTTTTTTGTTTTGACGATCCCGCCATTATTCTTCTTCCTCTTCTACAGGCCTTCCGCCTTCATCTGGGTTTGCTGCACTTCCTGCTATGTTTGCTGGAACTCTCACATCATCTTGTCCATTTAACGGCTCAAAACCAAGCTGTATTCGTGCTTCATTTGCTGATATTATACCTCCATTTACTAGGGAAGTATAATATGCAGATTGATCTCTCAGTTCTGGTTGTAATGCAGGTATATCTGTTACATCTTCTTTAATACTAAATCCAAAAAATCTTTCAAATGCAAAATTCATTTTTCGAACAATAGGTAGTATCGTCTCCAAATAGTATAATCGCATATTTGGGCGAATGTTGGCGTTGTTACCAGAGTCTAATAAAATTGGAGGGACTCCGATCGCCTTTAAAATTATCTTTTCATTTTCTGCTATCGAACTTTGAAAATCTAAATCTTTAAAATTTACATTTGATATAGAATCTATTTCTATTCCACCATCTAAAATTAAAGGACGTTTTCCACCTGCTTCTGGCTTATATCGTACACCCCAAGATTGTATCATTCTTTCTTTAATCTTTTCAGATAAAGTATTAGGACTCTTTAAAACAAGTCCAGGTACCGCTCCATTCTTAAAAAAGTTGTCTTGAAACTTTCTCATAGATGCCATTAGTTGCATTGTTCGAAGGGCAGGACTTAATCTTGGTACTCCTCTATAAATTGAAAAGAAAGAGTTTTCTTTAATATGTATAATTTCGTTTGGGGAATAGTCAATATCTTGTGCGAATGTAAATTTTTCAATATAACTGCTTTCGCTCGAATGTATTGACATTTTACTAGAAGGAAGATGATATAAATGTACTCCATCAAAATATATAAAAATGTTTCCATCTAAAACATAGTCTGTAATTAAGTTTCTTTTAAAAGTATTAATATCTTGAAAAAGATTGGGCTCATAGTTTAGTAATGTATCAACTTTTGCCCTTTTTATTCCTTTTATAATTCCAGCGTGTTTTGCTGAGCCTTGAATTGTTGCAGGAATCTCAGCAGCATCGTCAACAACCATATTTACAGCACGATTAACAATTTCTAATTCTTCATACTGACGCTCATAGCTGACAGTAGGTTCTCTAGTAGTTTGTATATCTCCACCAAGCAAAGGTTGAGCAGGATTTAATTTATCCTCATCATCTTTACCAAGAAATCTATCATACCATGCCATGTTTATCTCTTTGAATCTGTACCCAACGCATTTGTTTTCTTGCTGTTGTCAATGCGGGGTTGCGGCCATATACTTTATGTAATTGTCTGTGGTGTGCGTGACACAAAGTTACAGTATGTTCGTATAACTCTGCCCAATGCTCTTCTATAAAATCATCCCTAATTGCAAGAATATATTTAGGATTGTGTCCGGTCTTTTTCATCCAATTATGAATAAGAGGTGCTAATGTATAGTAATGGTGAAAATCAAGTTTAAGATCGATACCACAGATATAGCATTCCGAATCTTTATCGTAATTATTTTTCGCTCTATCTCGGATATATTTTACTATATCTCGTTTCAGTTCAGCCATCAGGTTCTTGGATTTCTAAATTTCAATACCAGAATTATATCGAGTTTGAGATACTATGTCAAACATTATTTTTCGGAGGTATCCTAAAAACTTGTTGTAGATGTTTCAAACGAATATAATGCATATCTAAGTGCATCTGACATATGTGAGGCTCTATTGTGTTTTGGTTTTTCACGAGCCAGGTTTGGATTTGGATCCCATTGATACTGATCTAAAGATGATAATGATTCTGCACAGGTTTGTTCTATAAGTAATTTATTATTATCTACTATTCCGGCTACATGTGCTATTCCATCAAGTACACTTTTCTTTGCATTTATAGTAGAAATATCATAATTTTGAGCAAAGTCAAATCGTGTTTGCTGAGCTGCTGAATCAATATAAATATAATCTATATCCCACTTCTGTATCTTTTGTTGTATTTCTTTTGCGTGCTGCTCAGTAGTTTTTTCCGCATCTAAGTACTCATCTACTAAATAATATGTTTTTTCATCCCAGTCATACGCTATTACACAAAAGGCTGTGGGATCTCGATATCCTACGTCAAGACCTGCAAACATATCCATCTTAGAAGTATCTAACTCGCTAAAATTAGCTATACACTCCTCATGATTAAAGTTCCAGATTTGACCTTCATAAGTATTAAAGTCAGCTTCATACTCTTGTCTAAATTCAGACTCGGACATAGATTTTCTAGCTTCCGAAATATCATTCTCAGACATGCGAGGATTATCTTTATAAGTAGCTCGTATAGATGCCCATTCTGTAAATTCATCTGAAAATCCTCTGTAGAAAAACTCGGAGAACCAGTTGTTCTTTCCTCTAGGTGTACTTATGAAGATGGCTTTTGAGTTATCTTTATCAAGCGTGGGGCGAAGGGCAACATTGAAGGCGTCTCTTCCATCAGCCAAAGCGGCCTCATCAAAGATGATAAGGTCGTAACTCCTACCAACACAACTATCAACTTGATTGACAGAACCCATACGTATTGTGGAGCCATTGGTGAGTTCAATAACTTTGTCTTTTGCATTATCTTTTGAAACCTCTAAATCGAAATGCTTGATCAGATTTCTTTGAAGGTCAAAAGAAATCTGAGACAAGGCATAGTTGGGGGACATTATAAGTATGTTAGAATTGGGCACTAGAGAAACTAGCTGCCCAATTATATTTGCGATATAGGTTTTACCCTGTCTCCTTGAAACTGCCGCACATACAAAACGGTATTTCGGATTATTTATCGCGTTTATGATAGCCTTTTGCGATGCAAGAGGCTCTACGCCGAGTAGTTCCAAATAAGGATCCACTGGTAATTTAAGAAACCTTGCCTCAGATTGTAAATCTAAAATTTTTTCGGACGTTACATCTCTCCGACTTACTTCTATTGCCATTTTCTACCTCTTAATGGTCTGTTTTTCCTTTACTAGTTCCAGCATATAAACCAAACCAAGCAGCACCGGCACCTACAATTATTGAAATAAGTCCAGACTGTTCTAAGCTAGGTTCGGGTAATGCCATGAACCACATTGTACTATAATAAAGTAGGAAAATATATACACTTAAAAATACTCGTGGGAATATTCTCCATGCGTCTACGGCTTGAGCCATAAATATAAACTTTTGCCAAGGATTGTTATTCGCAACATCTTCTAGTTCTCGAATACGATCCTTTAGTGCAGACTTTTCTTGGAGAAGCTCCATAAACTTATTAAGATCTAACTCAACCTCATTACGGCTCATATCTCCTGAGAATCTACTATCAAACTCACTCATACTTTCATATCTCCTTCCATATAGCAATTACGTCTATACTTCTTATTCATGGCTTGCTCGGCCCAATCTAATTCTTGGATTAATCGAGTGTACCACTGCTTATCATAGTCTTTGGAAGCTTTGTCACGATCTTCTGCGAGTTGCTCCTTTCTGACTACAATGTAATTTACCATTTTACTTTGTCTGCCCAATATGCTGCACTCATTTTTCCTTTTGCAATATTTTTTGCATGTCTCGCTTTAAAAGACTTTCTTTTCGCTTTCATTCTTGCAGACTCGCCTGCTTTTGGTTTACCAGCAGTTTTAGCACCTTGCTGCCCAAAACGAATAGTCTTAATTTTAGTACCAACCTTGGCTACTACAATGTGAGACTTCTTTGGGTGACTCGGAGTTCGCTTGGGTTTGTTAAAACCTTTAACGCCTGCTCTTTTTAGTCTTGGATCTTTTTTTCGTGCCATTACTTTTTCCCAAAGCTATTCGTTGTTTGATTAACGATCTTGGGACAGTTTTGCCCGCTTTATATAAAGCAGCTATTCTTTTTATGACCGCTGCAAGTTGAGTTCTCTTTGAGCCCTTTGTTCCAGATAAGTACTTCTTTGGAACTTTGCTCTTTTTATCTTTTGGTACGCTTTTTCGTTTTCGTGCCACGAGATTTTCTCTTAATATCGTTATCTTGTGAGTGGCCGCCTCTCATAAATGAGTTTACACGTCCAAATGCCCACTGTGACATTGATACTCCAGGTCTAGATCCGGAACTGAGAAAAGCTCCTTGCCCTCGTCTATAGACTCTCGCTAACTGCCCATAAGTGTAACGTTTACTCTTTGAAGCTTTTCTTTTTAGAGTAGCTTTTACACTTGCACTTAAAGGCTTTGCTTTACGCTTAGTACCCGCCCCTTTTCTTTTTACGCTTTTTCTTTTTCGTACTGCCATGCGTTGCTCCTCTCATTAAAGTGCCATTCGGCATATAATGATATCCTTTGGGGGCTTTCTTCCGAGTCTTCCTCTTTTTCTTTTTACCGTAACCTCTTCCTTTTGGCATTTAGAACTCCTATTTTATAACTAGGAAATATACTGCGCTCCATAGTGCGCCTAGTCCAATTACACCTGTCAGTACTACAGCAGCTATTTCCTGGTTCCTGCGAAGTTGTTTAGCAGCTTCTCTAGCTGCTTCTTGTCGCTCCTTTCTTATTTTACCTCGTAAGGCAATAAGTTCATTCCAAGCTTCTGCACCTAGAGTATAAATAATAAATTGGTGCAGTTCCTTTTCAATTTCATCTGCTTTTCGTTTATCAGCAAATGTTTTTAATGCTTCTTCCTCAACAGAAATAAACGCGTTTTGATTTGCTTTCGTTCGTTTATTTACATGGGAAGCCCGGGCAGTATCTAGCCCACTCCATAATTTTCCCAGATCTCCAGCCATGTCTTGTAATTCACGACCAGCTTTAATACCTGTTTTGACAGCAGTAAATGCCGTCAAAGCAACGGTTATCGGCTCCACATCTCATCTCTTGCGTTCTCGGGGAACGTATTTCTACTTATCTAGTAGAGTGAGTATTATACCTGCTAAAAAGACGACTACTGTTCCTGTTGCTCCCAACAACATGAACTGCAATCTATCTAGTTTTGCCTCGAGATCCTCAAGTCTGTGAAAAATAGTCTTCCATCGTTCTTCGCATTGTGCTTCGTGTGCTGTTAAACGACTGTGTATATCATTATAATCAATGTGCCCCATTAAGTAATTTGTCCATTAACTTGCCATAATTCCCTTGACCAAAGGGCACTCCTTCATTAATCTGAACATTAGTTTGATTTTTGATATTTGAAGAGGAGACTTTCTCAAGTTCTGCCTGAGCTTTGATCTCATCCATTCTCATTTTGTGTGCCATTTGCAATAGGTCAGCCAAGTCTTTGCTGGAATACACACCACTTTCTTGGGCTTCTTCGAGCTTTGATTGTATCATTTCGTCTAGTACAGATGCAATATTGTTTTTATTTCGATATCCCAAATCCAAATAAACTGTATCAATATATTTCTTTACTTCACGCTTATTTAGTATATCTACTACTGTTTTCTCTGCAACCTGAAGTTGGTCACAAACTCCCCGGATGTTTCCGAATTGTAAATAAGAGTTTGCTACTTCTAGCCCTTCCGGAGAAATAGTTGTTACTTCTTTAGCCATGAGAGAATTATAACCTCAAAATGATTGAATGTCAAGAAATTTTTTTCTATGATGGTGCTGTGGGCCAAGCAAACCCGTCTGGGGTGTCAAAGTCATCACTTAGGTTACTTGTAGTGTCACGAAGAGCTTGTCTGTATGTTGCCCACTCTGCTTTCTTTTCACTCGTAATCGGTGCATCCGCTACTTGAGTCCAATCAGATTGATACAGCTTTCCGTCTCGCTGTAATCGAAACTCTTGCATCAAAGTAACACTATCAACTTCCCATCGTTTATTAGTAGTCCATTTATAATATCGAGTAGGTTGTTTACCTCTAGATTTAAAAATACTACTATCATAATCAAAGTAAGTTTCATCCATTACTTTAACATGATCCGCATCTGATTCTATTGGAAAAGTTCTTAATCCATTATAAAATCCTGCCTCTGTATAAGCATTATTACTATTAACACTCAGAATATAGTCAATATTACCGGTGTCTTTATCACACATTGCCCAATCGTACGTTGTCATTTAATCACTCCTTAATCTTATTATCATATAACTTTGACCTCCATAACTTAAAGGTGTTGGTGTTGGCCCCGTCGTTAGAGATCTACTTACAGTTATGGTTGAAAGGGTACTTCCTGAATAAGTAAAAGTATATCCATAAAGAACTGTAACTGGGTAATTTGCAGGCCAAGCACCTCCTCCAAAGAAATAGTACACACTTCCTGGAATTAGCACATAATGAGGAGCAGTAGAGTTTATAGATAATTCAATTGAAGTTCCTGAAATTGAGTTATACTGTCCTACAGCTACAATGTCTAGTGCATCGCCTGGTACACTTGAAAAGATTAAATTTGCTGCTGCTGTTCCTGCGGAAGTAAATACATTTAATCCGTACCCTGAATTATGACTTGATACATTTCCTGCCATAGTAGATGCCTTAATCCAATTTTTAGCGCCTGTAACAGTTGAATATACTGTTCTTGTTCCGGACACTAATAAATTCTCAGCAATAATTCCACTGCTTGGTAGTCGTACAAAAAATAAGTCTCCTAATGCTACTCCGGAGGGGTATTCAAAGTTTCCTCCTGAAACACTTCCACTAGCTACTTTTAATAAACTAGAAGCACTATCGTTAGAGTCGATAACCGTTTGACCATCTCCGTTAAATACTTTTAATCCGTAAGTCATTAAGTGCCTCCTGTTTTAAGAACTACATAGTTATAAGCATTGTCAAATCCAGACTCATTTTTAATACTAAATTGATTCGTTCCTTTTGTTACGGTGAATTGAAAGCCTGAGTAATTTAGACCTCCAGTTCCACCTACTTCTGGTAATACTGTTATATTAAAAGCTGTTGAATTTGTAAGTCCAGCTAAGCCTGCTTCATCTGATGTTGTTAATGTCACAGTAGTCCCGTTTGATATAGTCCCACTTGCCGGAACTCTTCCTGAAGCCATAACTCTTCCAATTCTACTAGTTGTTCCATAAAGTAATGTCCCACTTGCTGTAAATACTTCTAATCCGAAAGTCGAAGAGCTAGCTCCCGCTCCTCCTGAGCTTGTTCCTGATCTTGTAAGAGTATAAGTTTGACCTGTTGAAAATTCAGTAGTTGGGGCACTGTTAAAAGAGCTTTGAGTAAATAAAGTATGAACTACTGAGTCTCCTGTGTTCGGAATATCGTTTGCTGCCACAGTTACACTTATATTAAGGTTTCCACTACTTGAAGCAGTAGCTTGTCCTACAATAGCACCTTGTGGTGATTTAATATAATAAATGTGTCCATTTATTGCATTTGATACGGTTTGAGTGACAGTATTAGTGCTTACTACAGATAGGTCGGGAGTCATTGTCAGACGTGAGTAGCTTGCAATAGTTCTTGTGTAAGAATCTCCTGTGTAGGCTGGGGATGATCCATTTGAATTTGCACTTCTATATAAATAGTATGTTGTAGTAGTTGTATTATCACTTCCGGGATCTGCAGCTGCTGTATCTGTTACAGTTTTTGTAGTTGCAGAGGAGCTTGTCCAAGTTGATAAAGCTGTGTTTATATTCGAAGAGCTTTTACTTATATTATAGTAAAATCCAGAACTAAGTCCAGATAAACTTACTGAGTGAGCAGCACCGGTTCCTGTTAAATTATCAAAATATGTTCCAGATGCATTTGTTACTGATTCATTATGTGCTGCAGCACGCTGAACAGTAAAAGTTACGCCAGTGTCGTGCCATGAAGCCATAGTTTGTGTACCACCATTTCCCCCCGATGAATTTGTTCTTGATGCATAAACTTTATATGTTGTTGTAGCACCTTGCGGGGTATTGTCAGGGTTATCATTATACATACTAGTTCCATTTACACCCGTATCAACTTTATTACCATTAATAAGCAGATGCCATGTTGAACCATCTGCTTTAACTGCTGCATAATTTGTAAAAATTGATGTCGTATTTTGAGACGTGCCAGTAATTGTTTGTGTCCAAGTTCCATCACTACTTGTTAATGCTGCTGTTCCAACTCCAATAGCAGTATAAGGAGGTAGAAAAGGGGCGGTAGCCGCGGCTGAAGTAACAACGCCGGATTGGGTAATATTACTTACTTGAAAAAAATAAGTAGTTCCTCTTACTAAATTTGTAGGAGTTGTAAGTCCTGGATTAAATGCTGGCATACCTGCAAGAGTTGTTGCAGCTCTCACTTCTGGACTACAATGTGCTCCATGGCTGGTACCGCTGATGGTGGCGTTTATTGTAGAAGAAAAAGAACCACTAAATGTAGGAGAGGGAGTACCAGTAGGCGTGCCTTGTGTACAAACATCTGGAGATTGAATATTTAAGGCAATTTTTCCTCTATAAGCTGTTATAAAATTATAGTAAGGAGCGGCACTCGACCCAAAAAAGTATAAAAATTGTGTTGTTCCTCCTGACCCCGTAACGCCATATTGAAAAGAAGCAGGAGTACTTACATTAGCTCCTAAATTTGGTGCGCCTCCTGTTTCTGTTACAATACTATAATTGGAACTAGTTGCAACAGTAACGTTAACTGTATCTCCTACGTTTACATTTTGAGTTGCTTTTAAAGGATAAGATCCCGAAGGATTTCCTATTGTAAGAGTAATTGGAAAATTATAAGTAGTGGGCATAGAAAGAATTTTACCAAATTAGAGATACGAAGTCAAGAAATTTTTTTAAAGGTGTTTTGAAAAATCCCAAAGTAGTACGTGAAAGGTAGCCCGCGCGCGCGAAATGAGAATGAGTCTCATTACCGCCCCCCTTTGGTAATATTACCAAACTTTATTTGCGTTAGGGGTTGACAAGGCGCGCGCTCGGTGATATAATGTGTCCTATGAAATCAAGAAATAACAGCGCGCGTTTTGGTAATATTACACACTTTTTTTGTGACTTATTTACTATACTTCTGCGCTTACTTCGAATATACTATCACTATTGGCTGGATGGGCTGGCCGATAAAAACGAGGGACATCATATGTCTAAATACACACCAAC